CAGCAACGAGGAGGCCCGGAAGACGTACCGTAGAGCGGCCGCTGCGATCAACGACGAGAACGCCAAGAGTCGCTCTGAGCGCATAATGATCTCCAAGATCCTGTGGATCGCCAAGAAGTACGAGGGTCAGCCTTTTTTCTACTGTGCCCAGCTCGATTTCAGAGGTCGCACATACCCAGTGTCTCTGGCCCTGCATCCCCAGGGGCCGTCCTTATGCAAGGGCTTGCTGCTGTTCAACGATGGCAAGAAGATCGAAGGGCATACCGCACAGGCTTGGCTTGCGATTGCTGTGGCTAATGCCTGGGGGAAGGACAAACTGTCGTTCGAGGACCGGGTGGCCTGGGTCAATGACAACGCTGAGATGCTGCTGGATATTGCGGATGACCCGTATCAGAACAACGATTGGATGGAAGCTGATTCTCCTTGGGAGGCACTGGCGGGTTGCTTTGAGTTACAGGGGTTCTCCAGAGACCCAGAGAACTTCGTCAGTTGCCTCCCCATCCATCAGGACGCCACCCAGTCTGGCCTACAGATCCTGAGTCTCTTACTGCGGGACCCCGAAGGAGCCAAAGCAACCAACTGCACACCGTCAGAGCATCCTCAAGACCTCTACCAGGCAGTAGCCGACAGCGTCATCCGGCAACTGGAGGATCTCTCCAAGGCCAGCAACGAGTTCGCCAAGTTCTGGCTGGACTTCGGGATCAACCGAAAGACCGTCAAGCGCCCGGTGATGACCCGCTCGTACAACAGTTCACACCACAGTTGCTTCGAGTACACCCGAGACTGGTACCAGAGCCAGTCCAAGAAGAACGGCAAGTCCCTGCCCGTTGGTAACACCTGGACGCCCTGCCTGTTTCTCAGCCGGATCATCTGGCGAGCGATGGAGGAAACCCTGACGGGTGCCATGCGAGCCATGGAGTGGTTCAAGGAGGTCGCTGAGATCTGCTGCGAGCAGGACATAGCGATCCGCTGGACCACGCCCATCGGTTTCCCCGTGAAGCAGCGGTACACCCGGTGGAACTCCGAGGTGGTCAAGACAAAGATCGGGGACAAGATCCGACGGCACAACCTGAGGGTAGCCACGGACAAGCAGGACCGGCGGAAGATGATAAACGCCTTGAGTCCTAACTTCGTTCATTCGCTGGACTCTGCGGCGATGTGTCTCACGGTCAACACCGCGAAGATGCACGGGGTCTCCAGCTTTGCGATGGTGCATGACTCCTTTGCAACCACCGCAGCGGACTCGGCAATCCTGGCCGGGTCCATCCGCGCAGCTTATCACCGGATGTTCTCCGAGGATTTGCTGCGCGACTTCCGGGATGAGGTCCAAGCCTACCTGCCAGCCGGGGTCGAACTCCCCGAGCTGCCGGAGTACGGCGACCTCGATCCGGCTTGCGTTATCAACTCAGAGTATTTCTTCAACTGAATCAAGAGGAGCAAATGGCAAACCGACTGAAGATTGTATCCCCCGAAGGCATCGCAGTATGGCCTCGGTTAAACGAGCCCGACCGGGAGTTTGACCCGGCAGGTCTCTTCCATGTGAAACTGAGGGTCCCCACCAAGGAGGCCGAGGGTTTCATGCATGAGGTCACGCAGTTCCGTGACGACAACTACCAGATGTTCTGCTCGCAGAAGGGCAAGAAGAAGCTGGAGCAG